CAGCGTCAGGTGTGTATAAGAGGCAGGCGCTGAACCGCGTCGAAGAGTTCGTGCGGGCAAACTTCTCCATGCCGACGCACGCCGAGTTCGTTGAGCGCTCCGACGTGAGCGCGCTCAACCCGACGCGCAACCGGCCAGACCTGTACGTCGACCAGCTCGACTACAACACCCCGATTTGGGACGCCATCCGCAAGGGCACCATCGCGGACTCGACCCCGTTCACCCTGCCCAAGTTCGGTAGCGCGTCGGATCTGGTCAACGACCACACCGAGGGCACTGAGCCGACGCCGGGCACTTTCACCGCGACCAGCCAGACGGTTACCCCGTCTGCCGTGTCGGGCAAGGTGGAGATCACCCGCGAGACGTGGGATCAGGGTGGCTCGCCTCAGCTGTCCACGATCCTGTGGCGGCAGATGACCCGCGCCTACTATGAGGCGCTGGAGTCGGCGGCAGCCGCCCACTTGAACAGTCTGACGGTGACGACCATCAACCTGACCGGCGAGGATGCCGAGTTGGCGGAGCAGCTCAAAGCCGCGCTGGCGGACCTGACCGCCATTCGCGGTGGCAATCGGTTCCGTGACCTGATGCTCGCCAGCGAGCTGTATGCGGCGCTGGCGACGGCGACCGACAACAACGGTCGCCCGCTGTACCCGGTCCTGGGGCCGTCCAACGCTGACGGTCAGGTCGCGCCGATGCTGGGTTCGCTGAACATTAGCGGCCTGGTCGGTACCCCGGCCTGGGCGTTGAACGAGAACAGCCAGAACAGTTCGTTCCTGTTCAACCGGGAGGACGTGCACGGTTGGGCGACCACCCCGACCCGGTTGCAGTTCGAGTACCGGGTGGCCTATGTGGACGTGGCGATCTGGGGTTACAACGCCATCGCCACCACCCGCGTGGACGGCGTGCGGGAGATCACCTACACGGCTCCCGAGCCGGAGCCGGAGGCGTAAATGAAGCGACCCCCGCTTCGCGGTCGAGGCTCCGGCGTTGATGAATGGCGCGCCTACGCGGCGCACGTGCTCGACATGCCGGAGTCCGACCTGGCCGACATGGAGCGCGGCGACGTGATCGCCCTCGTGGAACAGCACGAGCGCGAGCAACAGCCGCGCCAGGAGCGTCCGACCCCCAAGCCGAGCAAGCGTGCCGGAGACTTCTCTGGCCGCCCTCGCTGGCGGGTGCCGGATGGCAATGGTGGTTATCGGGTCGAAATTAGGTGAGAGAGGGTTGCCGTGAGCGTGTACGCGGGACAGGCGTTGACGCTGGAGCATCGCGTAGTGGTCGATGGTGTGCCGACCGACGCGGCCAGTGTCGCGCTCACGGCAACCCTGCCCGATGGCACTAGCGAGTCGATCACCGTTGGTGAGCCGGTGACGGTCGGGCTGTACCGGGTCACGTACACGCCGATGCAGCCTGGGCGGTATGTGTTCGCCTGGCAGACCACCGACCCGGACACAGCTGACGCTGTTGCCGTGTGGGTGGTGGCGGTCGGTGCGATGCCGACCGTTGCTGATGTCGTTGACTATCTGGGTGGCGACGCCGAGCAGTGGACCGAAGAAGAGCTGGGCGACGCATTGGCCGCTGAGGCTGCCGCCCAGCGACGCTGGTGCAATGTCGGGGCAGAGTACCCGGACGACCTTCGTCAGGCGCTGTTGCGGCGCGTAGCGCGCAATCTGGCTATGCGGGCGCTACCGCTAGCCGTGCTGCAAGGGGACGCGGAAGTCGGCCCAGTCCGGCTGCCCGGCCAGGACGCGGAAGTGCGGCGGCTGGAGGCTCCGCACAGACGGTTGCCGGTGAGGTGATCGAAATGTCTTTCACCGATGCCCGGCAACGCATGATCGACGCGCTGAACCAGATTGATGGAATCAATGCGTTTGACGACCAGCCTCGCGCGATGCGGGCCGGTTCGGCGTGGGTGCTGTTTGACCTCGGTGAGCGTGGTCCTGGCGCTGCGTGGTCGGGTGAGTGGCGCGTAGTGATCGTGCTCGGAGGTGACCACGGCGCGGCAGTAGACCGACTAGACGAATTGCTGCCTAAGATCGTTGCAGAATTCAGACGAACGGGAGCGGGATACGCGCATCGGGTGCAACCGGCGACCGTGAGGACCGATAGGGGCGATATGCCCGCTGTAGAGCTATACGTTAGGAGTGAATAGGGGCCATGCCTGCTAGCAACGCCTTTATCATGCGATCCTCGATCGCTGAGTTTGACACCACCGACTACGCCGAAGAGCTGTCCCGCGCCGAGCTGGTGCCGGACACGCAGGTCGAGCAGTTGAAGCTGCTCAAGGGCAACACTGTGTCCGATGTGGACAACCCGTCGTGGACGTTCGCAGTCTCCGGTATCCAGGACTGGACTGTCACGCAAGGTTTGTGTGACTTCCTCAACGCCAATCACGGCGAAAAGGTCGAGGTTACCTTCCAACCTCGGCTGGGCACTGGCCAGCGGACCGCCACCTTTAATGTCATCGCGATGTCGCCCAACTTTGGTGGCGAGCAGGGTTCGTGGGCGACGTTTGAATTGGAACTTCCGGTTGATGGCGAGATTGTTTGGGGTGAGTCTGCGTGAGCGCGCTTAACGGCGGGACGTTGATGCGCTTTCACGTGTCCCTGGACGATGGCACCGATTTCGAGGTGAGCGCCACGCCACGCGACTTTCTGCAATGGGAGCGCACCACGAAGGGGGCGACTTTCCAACAGTTCATGCAGGACTTGTCGATGGTCCATATGTATAAGCTGGCGTTCTTCGCGGCGAAGCGTGAGGGCTTGTTCTCCGGCAGCCTGCAAGAGTTCGAGGCGCAAGCGATGGTCACCCCGTCCGACGAGGTTGAGGTTAGCGAGCTGGACCCTACCCAGTAGGGAGCCTCGGTCGGACTCTAGCGACACTGGCGCTGGAGACCGGCATAGCGCCACACCAGTGGGCGCAAGAGGACTTCCGAATGCTGACAACGGTGCTGGAGATACGCGAACGAGCCCTACGGGAGCGGGAGAGGGGTAGGCATGGCGCGGCGTGACCTGGTTGTTGGTCTGGAGATCGACGGCTTGCGCGAAACTCTGGCCGCGTTCCGTCGCCTACCGAAGGACGCTAGCGCCGAGCTGCGTGATGCGGCGCAGAAGATCGCAGAGGTTATCGCTACGGCTGCCAAGGGGGCAGCCGTAGTTGATGTTTCACCCCAGGCGCGGTTGATGGCTCCAACGATCACCACTCGCCGCGACCGGGTGCCGGTGGTTCAAGCCGGTGGTTCGCGCAAGGTTGGTCGGGCTGGCGCTCCGGCGTACAAGCTGCTGTTCGGTAGCGAGTTCGGCTCGAACAGGTATCGCCAGTTCCACCGGCCACACCAAGGCCGCAAGGGTGCGTGGTTCTTCGCGACCGTGGAGAAGAACCAAGGGAAGATCGAGCGGGAGTGGCTGGCGGCTGCTGACGAGATTATTGAGCGGTTCACGGCGGGAGACTGAGCATGGCTGGCGAGCGCGTTGTAAAGATTAAGTTTCGGGGCGACAGTTCCGAACTGTCTCGCGCCTCCGCTCAGGGACAGAAGCAACTATCCACGTGGCAGGAATCGTTCAAGAAATGGAACGAGCGGGCGGTCAAGGCGTCGCTTGCTGTTATGGCTGGCGCGGTAGGCGTCGGCAAAGAGCTGTACGGGCTCGCTAGCGAGGCAGAGCAGTCGCTGGGCGCTGTTGATGCCGTGTTCGGTCGCAACGCCGAGCAGGTCAAGAAGTGGAGCCAGGGCGCCGCCGAGAACCTGGGGTTGAGCGCTAACGCCTACCGTGAACTCGCCGCCACGACCGGCGCGCAGCTGAAGAACATGGGCGTGCCCATGGATCAGGTCGCCGGGAAGACCAATGACCTGATCAAGTTGGGTGCGGACCTGGCGGCAACGTACGGTGGCACCACGGCTGAGGCGGTCGAGGCGCTGGGATCGCTGCTGCGCGGCGAGACCGACCCTATCGAGCGTTACGGTGTCTCGATCAAGGAAGCGGATATTGCCGCCAGGATGGCCGCTGACGGGACAGACAAGCTCGAGGGCGCTGAGGCTAAGGCGGCTCGCACGCGGGCACTGATGAAGCTGCTGACCGAGCAAACGACCGACGCCCAGGGCCAGTTCACCCGCGAGCAGAACACCGCCGCCGGGCAGGCGCAACGCGCACAGGCGAAATGGGAGGACTTCAGAACCGAGCTGGGCATGCGCCTGCTGCCGATCTTCACCCGCCTGATGAACTTCCTCGCGCAGACGGTGATGCCATGGCTTGAACGGAACCAAGCCACGGTTGAGCGGCTAGGGCTGGCGATCATCGGTCTCGCCGGGTTCGTGCTGTCGGCCAACGCCGCGTGGAAGGTATACACGGCGATTGCGCGCACGGCGCAAATGACGACAACGCTACTGACCGGCGCTACCAAGCTTTTGACGCTGGGCAAGCGAGCTGACACGGCTGCCACTGCTGCGAACACCACCGCCACTGGCGTGAACACGGCGGCGCAGCGCACTAGCACCGTTTCGCTTGTTGCTAATCGGGTGGCGACGGCGGCGAACACCGTCGCCAAGCGGGCGGCCACCGCAGCGACGACGGTGTTCACGGTCGCTAAAAAGGCGCTGTCGCTGGCCACTCTGCAAAATACTGGCAGGTGGATCGCAAACACAGCGGCGGTGGTCGCTAACCGGGTGGCGATGGTGGCGGCCCGCACTGCCACGCTCGCTTTGCGCGGCGCGCAGCTACTTTTGAACGCGGCGTTGCGGGCCTCGCCGCTAAGCAAGGTGCTGTCCGTGCTCGGGTTGATCGCGGGCGCGCTGATAACCGCCTATGAGAAGTCGGAAACGTTTCGTCGTATCGTGCGGAAGGCGTTCAAGGCGGCGTCGGAGGCGGTCGGCTGGGTTATCGACAAGGTTGAAACGTTGATTGGGTGGATCAAGGACGCGATTGCCTGGATCGGTGACCTGATCGACGGAGCATTAGAAGCGATCAATGTTGGCGGTAAGGCTTCCGAGGCTGCGGGCGGCGGTAGCCGAATTGTCGTTAAGGGTGGTCGCGCGTCCGGCGGGTTGGTGCAGCCGAACAGTACTTATCTGGTTGGTGAGAAGGGGCCTGAGTTGCTGACGCTCGGAGCCCGCGCCGGGTATGTGACACCGAATCATGAGCTAGGCGGCGGCGACGGTTCGCCGGTGTACGTGACGGTCATGTTGGACGGTCAGCCGATCCAGGCCAGGGTTAAGGCTGAGGTGCGTGAGCAGCATCGGGCGATCAAGCGTGGCGTGAGGATGGTGGGCGCATGACGCTGACGGCTACCTACGATCCGCAGATATCGCGGGTGCGGCTGGAGCAGACGTTAGGGTCTGGCGACGGCGAAGCGTACGTGGAGCGGTCCACCGATCAGATTCGCTGGTCTCCAGTGCGTGGCGGTTCGCCGGTGCAGGTCATCGACGGCCATTTCATGCTCGACGATTATGAGTTCATCCCGAACGTCATAAACTATTATCGCGCGCAGGGTGAGACGGCCAGCGTGTTGCCGGAGATCACCGAAGTGTGGTTGAAGTCCATTAGCCGCCCATGGCTTAACAAGACAGTCGAGGTGGTGGACTTCAGCGACATCACCCGGCGTGCGCGTGCTGGCGTGTTCGACGTGATTGGTCGTTCTATGCCGGTCGCGGTCAACGATGTGCGGGGAGGTCGCGAGTTCACGTTGACGCTATACACGGCCACCGATGCCGAGTACCGCGATCTGGACATATTCACCGCGTCTGGTGATCCGATCTTCATTCAGGTGCCAGCGGGTAGCAGGGTGCCCGCTGGCTATTTCACTGTGGGCGATGTGCAGAGCGCTCGGCTGACGCAGCACTCGGGCAAGAGGGTGTTCGAGCTGCCGTTGATTGAGTGTGCCGCGCCAGGTCCGGCGATTGTTGGTGCTTCGGTCACCTGGCTGACGGTGCTGAACTCTTATGCGTCGTGGTCCGAGGTGCTCGCTGCGCACGCGACGTGGGCTGACATGCTAGAGCTGATCGGTGATCCAACCGAGGTGATCGTGCCATGAGGCCGGTCAGCCAGGCGTTTTTGGAGTCGGTGCGTGGCTCGCACCAGATGAGGGCGCGCGCTCGTGTTTGCGCGCCTGGCCAGTCTGGCGTCGATCCCGAGGGGATAGAAATACCGATCCGGGCTGGCGATGTGCGCACCGAAGCGGCGGTGCTCGGTGGCGACGAGGTGAAAGGCGCGGCGGTGGTGTCGTCGCTCGACCTGGAAACCGATGGCGACTGGTGGCCATACCGAGTCAGCGATCCCCTGGCGCCATTCGGTAACGAAATATTCGTGGAGCGCGGTATCGCGTTCGGCAACGGGATCATCGAGTGGATCGGGTTGGGCTATTTCCGCATTGACACCCCCAGTCAAGATGTGGTGCCGGACGGGCCGATCAGGCTGGCGTGCCAGGACCGCATGGCTGGCATCAAGGACGCGCGAATGCTGGCGCCGAGGCAGTTCGAGATAGGCGCGCGTGTCGGTGACATCGTGAACAGTCTGGTGCATGAGGTGTACCCGTGGGCCAACATTATCTGGGACGATTTCACCGAGGACGCCACTCTCGGTCGGTCGATGATTTGCGAGGAAGATCGGTTTGAGTTCCTGTCTGAGCTGATCACGTCGTTCGGGAAGACATGGCGTTGGAACTACCGTGGAGAGCTGGTGATCTCCAATCCGCCTGATCCTGGCGCGCCAGTGTATGACGTGGACGCTGGTGCCGGTGGCGTGCTGGTGCAGCTGAGCCGGGAGATCAGCCGTGAGGGCGTGTATAACGCTGTGGTAGCCACCGGGGAGGGTGCTGACACGGAGGAACCTGCGCGCGCTGTCGCGGTGGACGATAACCCGATGAGCCCTACTTTTTGGGATGGTCCGTTCGGGAAGGTGCCCCGGTTTTACTCGTCGCCGTTCATCACGACCGATGCGCAGGCGGTCACGGCGGCGGCGTCGATTCTGGCGCAGTCCCTGGGCGCGCCGTACAACGTCAATTTCCAAACGATTGCCAATCCGGCGTTAGAGGTGTTAGATCCGATCCACATTCGGTATCCGGTGCAGGGCCGTTCGCTGTCGATGCGCGAGGAGACGCATATCATTCAGTCGATCACTATTCCGCTGTCGCCGTCGCAGCCGATCACGGCTACGACACGGGAGCAACAACTGCGGGCGATTGGGGCGCTATGAGAGGGGATGATCTGGTCCCGCTGCTGGTGAACGGCGGCAAGGCTGGCGTTGGGTTCCGCCAGGGCAAGGTGTTGTCGTTCAATGTGGACACTGGCGCGAACACCATCGAGGTTGGTGGCGCTGTTCTGCATAACGTGCCAGCGCTAAACGTGACGGACGCTGCCGGACTCGAGCCTGGCATGATTGTCGGTCTGCTCACCTATCAGGGCACCTGGTGGATTATTGGTCGGGTGGCGCGGCCAGGCACTCGCGATTTCGGTGACATCGTGTTGCGCGACGACGACGGGTCAATGCTGCGGTTGAAGAACTCTACTATTGAGCTGGTACCCGCGCCTGGCATTGAGAACGTGTACGGTCGTATCTTCACCGCGAATCAGAATGGGCGGCTGTGGATGGAGATACGTCCGCCACAGTCCGAGGAGCCGCAGGACAACGGACTGTTCATCGAGGGCGCGTCGGTAGGCACGATGGGCGCTACCTGGATCGCGGGTTCGGGCTATGTTGAGGTGAGGTCGGACAGTGGCGTAGTCAACGTAGAGGCGCGCGACAATGCGTTTTTGCAGTCACTGAGCGGCGCAGTCAACGTAGAGGCGCGCAACAATGTGTTTCTGCGGTCCCTGAGCAGTGACATCAATTTGCAAGCGCCGGGAGATGTATGGTTTCAAAACGACGACGATGTGATCTTTTCAAACGGCACCTGGGTTCTATTCCAGCCTGCCGGGAGCGTGGATTTCCGGGCCACGCAGGGCAACGTCCATATTAAGTATGGCTCCGCCACTTCGTCGCCTAACGCGGTCGTGGGGACGGATGGTCGCCTGTATCGGTCGTCGGCGTCGTCGCGCCGTTACAAGTACGACATTCGCCCGCTGGAGCATGACCCGAAGGATGTGTTGAAGCTTCAGCCGGTGACGTGGCACGACATTTGGCAGGACGCCGCCGACGAGAACAAGCCACGCATTCCAGGGTTTATCGCGGAGGACGTGCACGAGGCTGGCCTGACTGAGTATGTGCAGTATGACGACGAGGGCAGGCCGGACGGGCTCAACTATGACCGCATGACGGCGGCGCTGTTGAGCGTGCTCAAAGATCACGAGAAGCGGATCGTTGAGTTAGAAGCCAAGGTGGCCGACCTGGAGGCCAGGTTGGCCGAGCAGGGAAAGGGTGAAGCGGATGGCTAGCACGCCTATTTACGGGTTGCGCTATCAGGAACTAGGCGACCCGCCGGACGGTCCGGCATTGGGTAAGAATCTTGCCGAGGATGTTGAGGACGTCGTTAACGGTATTGATGGGCGTCTTCAGACGACGGAATCTGATGTGGCGGCGCTGCAATCTGCGACCGCGCACATTATTGACTCCGGTTGGACTGATCTCGCTACCTTCTCCACGCACTGGACGACGCCGATCAAGGCCAGGCTGAAGGATGGCGTCTGCTACTTGATCGCCAACATTGGCAAGACGGGTACCGCGCAGACGGTGGGTGCTGAGGTGACTATCGTGTCGTCGCTGCCGACGAATATTCGCCCGGCGCACGATCTGTATACGGTCGGGAACATGTTTTTGAATGGGACGGATAATCAGCGCGGCACGTTTATGGTGAAGGTCGCCAGCGCTGGCACCATCACAACGTTTATCACTAACGAGTCTGGGTCACTGTCGAATACTGGCGTTTTGCGTTTCACGGTGGCGTACCCCGTTTGATCGGAAAGGGACAGTGATTGGTGAGGTCGCTGAACTGGTGGACAAACTGGCGGGCCTGGTGTCTGCCACCACTGGTCTCGTACTGCTCATTATCGCAGTCAGGCGACTGTCACGGCGAGAGCGCGGGGACTCTGCGCATAAGACGGTCGAGGAAGTGTTAAAAATTGCCAGCGTGGACCCTAGAGTGTCCGAATTGCTGTTGGAGCGCCTAGAGGCTGAGGGTAAAGACGATGCCGGGAATTGAAGAGCGAGCCGCCGAGAAAGCGGTCGACCGGGGTGGGCATCGTCTGGTCTGGGCGGCTATCGCGCTGATCGTGCTGGGTATGGCGTGGTATGTGTGGCGCGGCGAGACCGAGCGTGCCGAGCTGCACGAGTTGGCCGACCAGAATTACACGGCGGCGGAGGAACTTGCGCGCCAGGTGCAGGAGATGGGTGGCACGCCACGCATTCTCCCGCCAGGGCCGCCGGGGGAGCAGGGACCGCCCGGTCCCCAGGGTGAGCGCGGTGAGCGCGGTCCCAAGGGTGAGCGTGGTCCCAAGGGCGCGAGCGGTGAGGACGGCGTAGATGGCGTGGACGGCGGGCCGGGTCCGCAGGGTGAGCCCGGCCCGCCGGGTCCGCGTGGTCCGAAGGGTGATCCTGGCAAGCGTGGACCGCAGGGGCCGCAGGGGCCGGGCATCGAAGACGTCTACCTAATTCAGCGCGAGGATGCGTGTCACCTCGTGGTCGAGTTCGAGCCGGACGAAACTGGGCACCGGGAACCCAATGCGGAGGTGCCGGTGCCGCTGACTATGTGCCTGGCTGACGATACGGAGGATGCATGAAACCGTTCCAGGGTGAAGAGCCGCTCGCCACGACGGCGGGCGAAGAGGACCACTCCGACCCGTGGGCGTACGCGGGCGAGGATGCTGATGCACCGGAGGACACTGGCCGACCGGAGGGTGAC